AATACTATACAGATGATTGATGGTACAAAAGTAATACATAGATTTGAGTATATGGCAGATAAAGATACTACATATACTATATTAACAAAAAACAATAACTTTTACGCAGGTGGCGTATTAGTACATAGTGAATTAGATGAAAGTAAGTGAATACAGAGAACAAATGGCTGAAAGAGTTGCTGTTATAGAAGCTCAAGTAATTGATATTTATCATGATATAAAAGAAATAAAACAATTATTAAAAGAGCAAAATGGTAGAGTACGTAAAAATGAACAAAACATTGCACGTATAACTGCTATTGGAGTTGTAGTGGCAGTTTTATTAGGTTTACTATAGGAGATAACAATGGAAGTAAGTAAAGATACTAAATTTAGTCTTAGTATAGAAACAGCAATAAGTGTAGTTGTATCTATTGGTATGATTGTTGGTATGTGGTTTACACTTCAAGGTGATATTGAAGAAGCAAAATTATTACCTGAACCAGAAGTGTCACGCATGGAATATGATTTGAAAGACCAAATGATTCGTGATAGTATTGTTAACACTGAAAGTAAAGTTGAAAAACTTGAAGAAAAAGTAGATGACATTAAAGAAGATACTAAAGCTATTACGCAAACACTTATAGACATGAATAACAAATAATGAGGTATAGAGATGAATTATTATTATGGTATAGCATGGTTATTGGGATTATTACTATCTCAATCGCCTTTATACTCACAATCAGTTAATTTAAATAGCTTTGAAAAAATACAATTAGTAAAACTTGAAGAGTGTGCAGTAGTTCAAGTAAATGCTAGTTGGAATTATAAAAATAGATTAGCTATTGAAAAATTAGAAGATTGCTATATTGCTGAAGTTGATTTAGCAAATAGACAAATAGGTGCTGTCATTCAAAAAGAATGGAAAGTAAAAGTAGTTCCTACTATTATTATATTTAAGAATGGTACGGAAGTAAAAAGATTTGAAGCAGGCGTATCTATGAAATTAGATGAAAAAAGTATTTTAGAAAGTATTAGGAAAGAAATTAGGTAAATTGTATATTTGATATCATGCGTAGAGTATTCGGACCAAAACAAGTAAGACATACTAATGGAAAGAAGAAAACTCGTCAAGGTCAAAGTCATAGAACTAAATACGGAACTAAAACAAGTAAAAAGTATTATAAAAAAAAATATAGAGGGCAAGGATAATGGCAAAAACTGTAACATGGATGTGGAGAGGTAAACGTCATTCAGGCACACTAATACGTGAAACTGCTACACATAAATATGCTAGAACTAAAAATGGTAAAGTAAAAACCATTGTAAAGAAAAAGAGAAAGTAATGGCTAGAAAAAAAGATTCAAGATTAGCAAGAGCAGGAGTATCTGGTTATAATAAACCTAAAAGAACGCCTGGACATCCTACTAAGTCACATATAGTTGTAGCAAAAGAAGGTACACAAATAAAAACTATACGATTTGGACAACAGGGTGCTAAAACAGCAGGTAAACCAAAACCTGGAGAATCTAGAAGAATTAAAATGAAACGTAAAAGTTTTAAAGCAAGACACAGAAAGAATATAGCTAGAGGCAAAATGTCTGCAGCATATTGGGCAAATAAAGTTAAATGGTAGGAGATAACTATGAAACATGGAATAAAAAAACAAAAAAATAGTACTGATAATTATGCACAAACACAAAGAGGTACAGGACAGAATAGTACAGACAATATGAATGATGGACCTATTGATAAAAAAATGAAACCAAAAAAATCACCTGGTGAAAAATTTATGGATTTATATCAATCAAAAATGGGTAGAAAAACTAAAGATGGTAAACTAGTAAAGGATTATTAATGAAAAAACAAAAGAATAGCACTGATAATTATGCACAAAAAGAAAAAGGTACAGGCATGAATAGCACTGATAATATGAATGATGGTGCTATAGATAAAATGTTAACACCTAAACAACGTAAGCTTCCACTAAGATTAAAAAAAGCTATTGTTGCAAGTAAAGATAAACGAATGTCTAAGGCAGCTAAAGGAGTAGAACAAAAAAGAAATAAACAACGAAAAATAGGAGAATAATATGCCATATCACAAAGGTAAAAAGAAAAAGAAAAAAGGTAAGAAAAAATGAAAGTAAAAGCACCAAAAGGATATCACTTTATGAAAAAAGGTAATAAAATGTCTTTGATGAAAAATCCTAAAGGTGGTTATAAACCACATAAAGGAGCTTCATTAACAATGAATTTACCTATTATGAAAGTACATGGTAAAAAATAATGGCTATGAGAAAAAAAAGAAAATCTAGAGTAAATCAAGCAGGTAATTATACTAAACCTACTATGCGTAAACGTTTATTTAATAAAATAAAAGCTGGTAGTAAGGGTGGTAAACCTGGACAATGGTCTGCACGTAAAGCACAAATGTTAGCAAAACAATACAAAGCAGCAGGCGGGGGATATAGATAATGGCTTTGAAAAAATCTCAACAAAGTTTAAAAAATTGGACTAAACAAAAGTGGAGAACAAAGTCAGGTAAAAAGTCATCAGAAACTGGTGAACGTTATTTACCAGATGCTGCAATAAAAGCATTGAGTGATAGTGAGTATGCAGCAACTACACGTAAAAAAAGACAAGATACTAAAAAGGGAAAGCAACATTCTAAGCAACCAAAAAAGGTAGCTAGAAAAACAAAAGCTTATAGATAATAAAACAGGAGACCAGTAATGGCAAAAGAAAAAAAAGTAGACCTAAGACAAGAAGCTGAGACTAAAATGGAAAGTTTAGTTGAACAACATAACACTCTTGTACAGGAGTTACAAAGTGCTAATGAAAGATTAGCAGAAGTTAAACAAATGATAATCGAGCATCAGGGATATATGAAAGGCCTAGAAGCTTGTGAAAAAGACTGTGAGGTAAAATAATGGGACCAGTATTAGGAAAAGTACTAACTAGTTTAGGAACAGAAAAACTAATTAAAGCTGTAATCATGCATTTAGGTGATTGGCTTGTAGCAAAGTCTTCAAATAAACTTGATGACAAACTATGGGCTGAAGTTAAAAAAGCTTTAAATAAAAAATAGGAGGTTTCATTGAAACTTAAAAAACGTGGTATTGTAATACCAGACCAGCATTATCCATTAGAAGATAGAGCTGCAGTAGAATGTGTTAAGAAAGCAATACTAAAAATAAAACCAAAGGTGTTTATAAACCTTGGGGATGTTGGAGAATGGGAGTCTGTATCAGCTTGGCGATATAAAGACAAGAAGTTACCACCTTTAGAGTTTCAACTTCCATTAGTAGAAGAAGATATAAGATTAGTAAATGAAGGATTAGATGAGTGGGATGAAGTACTTAAAAAAGTGGGATGTAAAGAAAAGCATTTACTCCAAGGTAACCACGACCTCTGGTTGGATAATTTTGCTAATAAGTATCCTTATCTCAACGATTATACTTTTGAAAAAAAATGTAGAATTAAAGAAAGAGGATACAAATACAAAGAACACAACCTCCCTATAGAGATAGGTAAGTTAGCGTTCTTCCATGGTGCTTTTGCAACTACATATCATGCAAAAAAACACCTGGAAACATATGGTGAGAATGTAATATATGGACATACTCATGATATACAAAGACATACATTGACTAAGCTTAATGGCAACATTGGTGCTTGGTCAATGGGTTGTCTTAAAAAAATGGACCATGAAAATAACAGATGGTTAAAAGGCAGATTACATAACTGGGGTCATGCTTTTGCTATTATAGATTGGTTTGATAATGGAGAATTTAAAGTTGAAGTCGTTGAAATAATTGATGGCAAAACAACAGTGTGGGGAGAGTTGATAGATGGTACCAAGTAAAATGCCAGGTACTAGTATTAATAATTCTAGGAGATTATATAACTTAAAGAAAAAAAAGAAGAAAAAGAAAAATGCCAAAAAAAGCAATAAACGTAAGTAATTTTAGTGGAGGAGTAAATAATAATACTACCCCGAGAGATTTAGCTGATAATGAATTTCAAGTATTATTAAATCTTAGTAATGAAGTACCAGGTAAATTGCAAGTTATTGGCAGTACATTAAATTTAACTGCTAATGCTTTAGATGCTATTAATACTTTGAACTATGGTAATGGATTATTGCATTATAATGCTGATAGAAATTTAAGTAGTCCTGCTACTATTACAGAAACAGAATATGTATTAATAAATGATATTACAGCATCTCCGAAGAGAGTAAGTATATTAGATTGTAATAGTAATGGTCATGTATTAGAAAGCGATGTAATATCATATGGAGATACTGCTGCTAAAGTAGAAATGTATAATATTGATGGAGCTGTAAGAGTTGTTCCACATTTTGGAAGTTCTGTTGGCACAAATAAACCTAAAGTATTTAGTTATTATAAGTTTGTTAGAAGACTTGGTGCAGGCAATGTTACTATAGACCATGAAGAAACTGGTGATTTTGTTACAACAGATTTACATATAGCTCCTATAAGAGGTAGAGCTTTAGGTTCTTCTTTTGGTAGTAGCATATATCAACCAGATGTTTTATACAATGGTTTTGTAGATGAAACATTTTTTAAACCAAGTGTAGGTTCTGAGGTATTTATGTTTACCCCTTCTACAAATTCTGGAACTCCAGATAGATTTACACAAAGTTTTGATGCAACAGAACAAATATTAGATAATTGGGATACTTATACAGGTAGTCCAACTGATGGATATAGCAATAACAATGAAGGTTCTATGGGAGTAATGGCATATTTTTCAGCAGATACTAGTGCTGATACAGATTCTAATATAGATATTACAAGCGATTCACGTTATGGTTTATTTTGTTCAAAGGTATATAAAGATTTTAACAACACAGAACAAGAATCTGAGTCTTTATATCTTGGTCCAATAAAACAAAATGCTAGTGCAAATAATATAAAACAAAATTTATATTTAGGTTTAGTAGGTCGTATGGGTGGTAGAGAAGATAACTATTCTGGATTTAAATTATATTGGGCAAAAATAAGTGACTATGTAGTAGCTGATGGAACTAACACAGAATTAGATGAAGGTAATATTGGTATTAAATATTTATTAGCTGAAGTAGATTTTGAAGAAGGTATACGTTTTGCAGGTTCACAATCTTATCAAAGCTTTGGTACAGATACAGCTAATAGCGAAGTTCAGTTTGTATATCCACGTACTTTATTTACTACAGGTTCTGATGCATATGCAGTAGGTAAAACAATAACAGACTTACTAACAGTAGAACCAAGTTTAATAGAAAGTGGTTCTGTAATAGGTAAAGTTAATACAGGTTTTAAAACAAGTATTATTATAAATAGAAGATTATATGTTGGTAACGTACAATACGAAACATCAGATGGTGAAATAGTAACAAAGTCTGACAGAGTTTTAAAGTCATTACCAAATCAGTTTGATTTTTTTGAAGAAGAAAGTTTTATAGATGCAGCAATAGAAGATGGCGATAGTATTGTAAAGTTATCTAGTGTTGGTAATAAGTTGTTGCAATTTAAAAAAAGAAATTTATTTATTATAAATGTATCTAGAAATATAGAGTTTTTAGAAGGAACATTTAATTTTAAAGGATGTGATCTCT